GATCTTCCACCGTTTGAGGACGTCTCACAACCGACTGGTTGCTGGAGATTTCGGTGAATTCGATCTCCGCCACCAAAGGCAAATAATGGACGAGAGCTTCTCGGTTCTGAGACGATTGGGCGCATCCCTACCAGGCAGCGACGTGACGTTCGAACATGTTCGAAAGCATGAGACTACTGTGCCTCTACACATTGGAGCTTATGCTGTCAAGACTGAAGCGAACAATGCTAGCGGTGGTTTCTGGACGACCTTGCTGAACTGTATCACAGCTGACCTTTACTTCCGCTACACATGGAAGACGCGTTATCCTACGATGAGGTTTTCCGATTTCGTCAAGGCAGTGATCTTGGGTGATGACCACATCCTTGCTATTCACGAATCAGTCGAGTGGAATCCACTCCAGATTCGTGATGACATGCGAGAAGTCGGACAGCTGTACACTTCCGCCTGGAAAGACAAAGAGTTGACTGCCGAGTATTTGCGGTTTGATGAAGTGATGTTCCTAGGGAACTACTTCCGGATCGTTGATGGCCAGTGGTCTGGTGCGCTCCGCAAAGAGACACTTCAGGAAGCTTTGATGTGGACGCGCAACAACAACCTCACTATCTATCAGGAATGTGTGCAGATGGTTGAGTACGCTAGTCAGTGGGATCAGGAATACTTCGAGTGGTTCAAGCAAGCTGTCGACAACGCGTTGGGACGCATTGGTTTTGAGCCAGTTGATGTCGCTCCATGGAAGAGCCTTCGCAAGATTGTCGCTCACCGAACTGTGGAGTCTACCGCGGACTATAGATTTGTTGCCCAGTCTGGAAACTTGACGAGCATCGATTCTAGTACTCGCGTACCGGAGAAGAATCAAGTTCCAAACATCGGACGGACCATGCAAGAGCGAGCTCTAAACGACTCCTCTGCTGAACTGTCCAAGGGTACGGATTCCTTGATCATGCGCACCCAGCTGGAGTGGAACTCGAACAGTGGTCTTGGAACGATTATCTACGACAAGGCTTTGCCCTTCGACGTCCTAGGACAAGGAGACCAGCAGAACTTGCAAAACATGTCGTTCCAGAACTTCCTGTACTCAGAGCCTGATGTGGAGATCACGGTTCAGATTAACGGCTCGCCCACTCAATGTGGCATGCTGTGTCTGTTTCTGGTCCCCTTGATCAACGCCACGCCGGATGTGAACACTTGGCCGAGCATGACCCATGTCATGATCAATCCGAATGTGAACACAACCGCCACTGTGGTGTTTCCGTTCAAGTATTGGCGTTCGCTCATCGACAACCAGTCGGCTCATTACACTCCCTCGGCTGTTGCTTGGGTCAAGCTTGGCGTTTATTCGTCGCTTGTTACCAAGACGCTGCCTGCCACGTGTGGTGTTGTCGTCTTTTCTCGGTTCCGAACCAAGGTGTACATTCCTCGACAGATTGCCCCTGCTCCTTCCAACACTCGACCTATCTACGGTTTCACTGCTGGTACTGGAGTCAAGCTCGGCAACTTGTACACCTCTGACTCGACTTTCATTGCTCAAGGTAACATCAGTTCTACGAACGTGACGAACACCTACAGCATTGGAGATGTAGCTGGGTCTGTACCGAACGAGACTACGATGGAGATCGGTGGTCAAGACGCAGAAGCGAAGATTGCTATTCCGATGGACAATCCCCCTATTGTTGGTGGTGGTGTTCCGACGGTTGCGCAGTTTCCGTCAATGAGTCGTTCCAACGGAGCTGTCCCGACGACAGGCATGTCACTCCACCCCCAGGAGATGAGTCGACAGG